GATCTTGGAATGCTGACAAAACTGTCACACATCCCACCATCGCTGGAGTTACTCGCAAAAATCTTCATTTGGCATTTCCATCTGATGCCCTTTGGATCAGTATGGATCTCGTTGGGAGATCTTTACAGATTTCTCCCGAGCCAAACGACGATGTGGCTTTAGCCATATTATCCTTGGTTTGCCAGAAGATGCTTATGACGAATCATGACGCCGCTAAGGTTTTATTGACCTTTGTCGACGACTCATGTGCCGTTTATTATAAGTATCTTAAAGTGGGCACACCTAAGCTCAGTCTTGGTTGGCCTCACCAAGAATTCTCGTCGGTCTCCATAGTTGGAGCTACGGTTTTCTCTGATGGGGTTACCAAGGGTCTTGATTCGAAGATTCAGGATTGGGAGGCTCCCTTTTATAAGGGTTCTTCTCCTACCAAGAATCTTCTTTTCTGGACACTCTGTGTTTGGGTGTCGGCTTTCCAGTCGTTTATTGAAATGACTGATTACCGGTACGAGATCTGGGGTTTCAACTCGTTTAACGAGTTTGCCGCAGATTTCGTTTTGTAGGTCATTTGAGGTGTATCATGTATGACAATTCCTCAGATGGCCGTTCTTATGTCCGTCTTAGTGCTATTCTATTAAAGACTAACACTAGGTTGGAAACCATAATCCCTTCGGATTATGTTCACAACGTCCCTTATGTGGGAGACGACATATTTCTGGCCAACGTCGATAATTGGGGCGGACTCATTTCTGGGTTCGTTCCAACATCAGACGTTCTGGGAATTCCAAAAAGTGACTTTGAACACAAGTTCGAAGTCCCCTTTGTCGTACAAAAACCTCACGTAACACGATACGATGGCAGGGTAGACTACGCACGCTACTACGAACCAGGTTCGAGCTTCTTTACCGGTTTTCCGGACAAGACGTTCGAGCACGAGAACGAAGTAGATCACGTGGCCTACAGAGGTAACGTCCGGGACTTGCACCCTCTCGCTAGTCTAATAGACCCGCTTGAGGTTGGGAGTTATCCTGCTAACATCATCACTGGTGCTGCAGGAACGGTCCCATTCGTGGGATTGTCCTGGTCGGATACGTACGGAGGAGCCAAAGGTTGTGCTAGAGTGGGTACTGATGCCATTGGCAACGGTATATTCTCACTTAGCGGTGGTCGAGCGAGAGATAACTATCGCCCGATCTATACCATCGATCAACAACTGATCGCATGGGACCAATGGTTCCTTTCTAACAGTGTTGTAACCCGTTATCTTGGTTACAGCTACCTATATGGGGTCTATGAGAATTGGATTAACAAATCCAAAACTGCTCGCGGAATTAATCGCGGGACCATAGACATCGAATACGACTATAGCGTTAGTTGGGATTTCTTCCAACACGCTGGTCCACGGAGCAAGAAATTGTTCCATGTACATATAGTCGCAGACTATGAATTTGATGCCTCCTTTGGCACCAATTCCCCCACTAGTTTCAACACTCCGCCTCCACAGGTGCTTAACTATAATGTTAGACACGATGTGGATTTTGTGCGGACTGATGATTCTATTGGAAGCGTCGGTTACGTTAATAGCTCATTTATACCGAGTTATTATGTAGGCGACGTATCAATAGGCAGCCTCCTCTCACAAGAGGAGTCTGATTCTGTGCCCAACTTTGTTAGCTTTCGCTTTGCGGATAAGAGATATCTTAACCGTAGGACAGATCTTTTCAAGAGATCTGTCGACAATGTTATGGGCGATATCGTACCATCCTCTTTCCTAAGCTCCGCAGATGCCTTAGAAAAGCATCTGGAGGCTCTGACCGCTAATCACGTTCAGACCCTCTCACAGTTAGACGGAATCTTAGGCCTGCTACCCGACTTGGTCTCTTTACCATCATTAGTGAAGAAAGTAGCTAGTGGTGAGTTCGGGGCCATAAAGGATCTTGTCGATTATATAACCGACGCTATCCTGAGATACAGATTTGCCCAAAAGCCTAATAAACGTAACCTTGAAGAAATTCTTGGAACGGATATAGGTGGGTTTCTGGATCGTCTGGGGAGTAGTACTAGCTCCACTATCTATGGATCCTTTAAGTGGGAATTTCCCACCGAACAGAATTTCATGGAAGATGGTAAGTTGGTATTGGAGACGAGGTCGAAAGTTCGCGTTACTGCGGATGCATCGACTCTGGTGGAGAGTTGTCTTATGGCTAACGCCGTCGGACTACTTCCAACCCTTAGCCGGGTTTGGGAGTCATTACCCTTCACATTCGTGGTCGATTGGTTCTTTGCTATGAATAAGAGACTTAAGCTGCTTGATACACAGCTTGCTTATATGGCGTTTCGCACCGATTGGTGCTTACATTCATATAAGGTAGTCTATTATCCATCTCAGGAAGTTCTCGAATCTTTCAATCTCGAGAGCTATGATCTGAGTGAACCATTCGCTTTATCGGCATATTACAGACATAAATCTGTTTATATGCCAAGACTCCGGAATAGTAGATACGATTTCGTATCTGCTAGCGGTGCAAATGTAATCACCGCTGGAGCCCTCGCGTGGCAGTTATTCAGCTGACACGCATTGTAAGCCCTGGATGTAATTGTACATCCATTTTGATACAACGTCGAAAGGACGTGTACCTATGACCACAACTGTGGCACTGGCAAATATGCCAAGTTCCCCAACTGACGTTTCCGTCAATTTCCTTAACCAAGCCAACTTGAAACAGCGTTCATTCTCTGTTTCAGCTGGCGGAGTCGTTAGCAGCGAATATGTTTACGCTGCCGGCGATCCTACGACCGAAACATCGGTCTTGGTTTCTGTAACTCCAAATACGAAGGAAAATTTCCAACGTATTGCGATCAGCATCAAGACGGTACAGACCGTCACTGTTGATTCTGTTGTTACAGAAGTTGCACCAATCGTTGCTAGCCTTGCTATCACGATTCCTGGTGCATCTGAGGACACCGCCAAGGTTTTGGCGATGATCGGAACCCTCTACTCGCTCACCTTTAACGGGGTGACGAGCAAGGTGCCCAACACAGGAACGATTGATTCCCTTAATCGGGGAATCGTTTCAAACCTGTTCGGGTAATGTCTCATAGAGGTGCAACAGTGCACCTCGCGTGTAATCGTCTCCGTATCTCTACGGAAGAGATTACATTTAGCCCGGAACTAAACTATGGAGTCAATGAACACTTCGTAAAAGTGTTTATCCTCTCATATGTTAAGTTACTTAGCGACAGTCCACTTCATCTCGATGATGACAGCGATAAACCCCTCCGGGTTTACGCAAAGTTCTTTCGAACTCTTCGCGATAGTAATATCGTGAGCACCATCAAGAGATTCTCCGATTACGCGAATCAAATACTCAAATTAGAGTATTCTGTTAGCGTAGGCTCTACAATTAGAGTTTATCACAAGTTCATGGAAGACCTTCCTATTTATAGGGAGTATCTCCTATGGTACCGTGACGGAGATCCTGTCCTCCTTGGATATATTTTAAGTTTCCTCCGTTATGGAAAGAAACTCAATTATAACGATCCAGGTTTGGAAGCCATCGCATTGCGCGATTGGCAACAGGTAGAAGACAAACTGGAGAAGCTTGAGTTCTCTGAGATTGATCTACATTCCTTAAGGAATATAGTCAGAGAGCTACTCCCCCCACTCGATACAACTTATCTTCTCCCCAAGTTTGGGAGCGGTAAAGTTGCCGAGAAGGAGTGCAAAGATGTATACGATAAGCTAGCCAAGCTTAGTATGCATCCGCGACTTGCTTTTGCCTTTCAACGAAGCACTCAATTCAGACTGAGTGAGAAAGGCTCAGATCTCGTGAGAGACCTGAAACTAAGTAGAAACTCCCGTGACGTCGCTAGAAAGCGTGATGTCCCAAAAGACACCACGAAGACTAGATCCATATGCATGGAGCCAGACACTTTCATGTACTTCCAGCAGGAAGTCATGAGATGGATGGTTGATGCCATGGCTAAAGGACCCATTCGTAAGTTTGTCAACTTACGTGATCAGACTCCCAATCAGGAGGCTGCAAGATATGGTAGTAAATACCTATCTATGGATACTTTAGATCTGAGTAGTGCATCTGACAGCGTACATGCTGACTTAGTCCGTGGGTTGTTTCCCACTGACTGGAAGTTTTACATGTTCGCGACTCGTACCAGTAAGGTTGAATTACCTGATGGTACGGTCAAACACGTAAAGAAGTTTGCGCCTATGGGAAGTGCAGTTTGCTTCCCAACGCAATGCATCATCTTTACGGCCGTATGCATTTATGCCTACGGCGCACGAGTTCTCCGGAAGACGACCGGTGGGTGGTTAATGAGTCGTGACGACGCGCGAACAATTATTCGCGAAGTCACCACGGCCCGCACCGAGAGCTTACGCCTTAGTAAAGCGTTACTCTCGCCGGTCGTATTTGGCGATGATATCATCTGCGACAGTCGTGTCACGGATGAAGTTATCGTCCTGCTGCAACGTCTAGGCTTCGATGTGAATGTTGGCAAATCGTTCACATCTAGTCAGTCATTCCGTGAATCTTGCGGGGTGTACTGCTACGGGGGTCATGACGTTACGCCTGTACTGTTCCGCATTCCTTTTTTAAGAAAAGGGAAGTGGGATGCGAAAGTGTATGCTTCCATCATTGGAAGCATAAACAATCATCGAAGCAACGGTTACCACGCTGTTGCATCGTTCTTGTTATCTCTGCTTAAAGAGTATGGCTATACCAATGCCTTACCCTTTACAGAGAGCACTGACGCCTTCGGACTCTTCACGCTTCGAAAGAAGCGTCCTAATCCGAAGTTTCTTCGTGTTAACCACATCGTCTCCAAAGGTAAATACCTAAAAGGAGGATGTTGGCAGATCACAGAAGAAAGAGTACAAGGTATTGGTCCGAGGGTGCCTAAGCGTAATGCTGTGCTCCCAGAAGATATCGCCCGTGAGGACGAACTTCTGGAGCAATATAGGCTGGACCAATGGTGGAGAAGTAGGATAGATGGGGGACTACCTCTCGAAGAAACGAGGGGCCTCACTATTCGGCCGCAGGAAACGCGGCTCGTGCCGGTATGGGCTCGGTACGAATAGGGACCTGAAGCGGGGGGA